CTGACCGACGAACAGATGGCAAAGGCGTTCGGGATCAGAACGGAAACCTTCTATGCGTGGCAGCGCGAACACGACGGTTTTTCTGAGGCAGTCAATTCAGGCAAGGTTTTGGCAGACGGAAATGTGGCTCATGGCCTCTATCAGCGCGCGGTCGGCATGACAGTCACCAGCGAAAGGGCGTTCAAGTCGAAGGAAGGTGAAGTTGTCGTAGCGCAGACTAAAACACAACTGCCGCCAGACCCATCCGCCGCGATGAATTGGCTGGCCAACCGGCAGCGCAGCCTTTGGGGCAAGCCAGATGCCGTCACGCCGCCAAATGAGCCTCAGCGCGTTAGCAATATGAGCGACGAGGACCGAGCGGCCAAGATTGCCGAATATGAGCGGCGCCGCGAACATGCGAAAAAAGATGATTGACACACGCACTCAACGGGTGCATACCTTTCCTTACGCACCAACAAGGTGTGCAACACAAGGAGGGATAAGACATGAAAGCGATCATCAACGGGACTCGCTACGACACCGAGAAGGCTGAACTGATCGGCGAGACCGACAACCTTGGCCACGGCGCTGACAGCACGCGCGATTTTCAGTATTGGTCCGCTGGCCTGTACACGACGCCGAGGTCTGGGCGGTACTTCTTGGCCGGTGAAGGTGGCGCCCGGTCGATGTGGGCGCGCAGTGCGGGGCAGCGCTCGTGGACGGGCGGCGAGGGGATCAAGCCGCTCACTGAGGCCGCGGCGTTCGAGTGGGCGCAGCAGGAACTTTCGACGGAAGTCGTTGAGCAGCATTTCAGCCATTTGATCGTGGAGGCGTGAGCGATGAGACCGACCACAGTCACAGTCCAGAATGCCGAACACGCGGATCTTGCGGGCAGGGCGTTTGACTTCTGGGTGTTCGAGGACATCGCGCAGCGGGTCGCGTGTGGCCACCGCACGGGCGGCTACATCAAGGCATGGATCACGGTCACGTTTGACGACCACAGCAGCTACCAATGCCGTTTGGATCTTGGATCCGGTTACAAACAGGACAATGGCTTTCAGTCTGCGATCGAGGGGCGGCTGAACTATTACGACACGGCGGAAGCCAAGCGGCGCCGGGCGGAATGGCCGGAAGAAATGCGCACGAATTGGGAGCAATCGCATGCGCTTTGGTTGCAGATGGACTTCAGCCACCCGGCCGACGATTGGGTGACATGGGAGGTCGAAAACCTGCGCGACCGTTCGGACACGTCCTTTTGCACGCTCTACACAAGCGCGGATCCCTACGAGGTCGAGGACACGCTGATCGGGGCGCAGTATCTGATCCCCGGAACGCGGGAATACTAGAAGCCACCAGCGCGACCCGGCGAACAGATGAGCCTGTTCTAAATGATACACCAGCGCCGCCACCTTTCAGATTGTGGCGGCGCTGGTTAGCGCGGTGGGGCACATGGGCATAACGGAACAGGAATACCTCGATCTATGCGAGGATGAGGACCGGGCCGAAAGCCAACGGTCCTTTTTGCGTTACTACATGCGCATGACCCGGTTCGAGCCACCGAAGCATATCAAGCTGGCCTGCAAGCTGGCGCAGAGCATGGAGGACGACAAGGTCGATCGGGCAATGGTGTTCATGCCCCCGCGCCACAGCAAGACCACGCTGTTCTCGGACCTGTTTCCCAGCTGGATCATGGGCCGACACCCGGAAGCGGCGATGATGGGCGTGGTCCACACGGAGCGGTTCGCGAAAAAGCTGGGCGGCAAGGTGCGCAACCGGATGCTGCAGCCCGAGTGGCCGTGGCCTGACGTGTTCCTGCGCCACGACACAGCGGCAAAGGATGCGTTCGCGAACCCACAGGGCGGCGAATACAACTCGTTCGGCATGTTCGGCGGGAACCAGCACGGCAACCCTGCCGAATGGCTGTTCATGGATGACCTGATCAAAGGGCGTAAAATCGCCATGTCGCCCCACATGCGAGAGGAAGCCTGGGAGACGTACAAGACCGACCTGTTGTCCCGCCTGCAGGGCCGCCGCAAGCAATTGATGATCTTTACGCGGTGGCACCTCGATGATCCTGCAGGCCGGATCCTGCCCGAGGACTTCGATGGCCGCACGGGATGGTACAAGGACCGGGAGACTGGCGAAAAGTGGTTTGTGCTGTGCTTGGCCGCCAGTGCAGAGCGCGACGATGACCCGCTCGGCCGCAAGCCCGGCGACTGGCTTTGGCCCGAGGCGTTCGGAGATGCAGAGCTGGGCGGCATGAAGAAGCGCGGCGGCTGGGTCTGGTCGGCCCTGTTCCAGCAGCGCCCGAGCCCCGAAGAAGGACTCATGTTTCGCCAGGAGCACATATCTCGCTATGCACCCGGCAAGCTGGACCGCACCGGCCTGCAAATCTACATCAGCAGCGACTATGCGACCAAAGACGAGGCAGGGGCGCCGGATCCAGACTACACCGTCCACATGGTTTGGGGTGTTGATGCCGATTGGAACATTTACCTACTCGATATGTGGCGAGGGCGGCGCGAGGCGGATGTGTGGGCCGCGGAGTTCATCCGGTTGGTGAAAAAGTGGAAGCCCATGCGCGCCGTGGAGGAATCCGGACAGATCATCAACAGTGTCGGCCCCTTCCTGAAACTGATGATGCGCCGCGAAAAGGTGTTCGTAAACCGGGTGCAGATGACGTCCAGCGTCAGCAAGGAGCAACGGGCGCATGCGCTTCTGGGCATGGCATCCATGGGCAAACTGTTCCTGCCGAACCGCTCACAGATCGGCAAGGATTTCCTCGAACACCTGGACGCGTTCGAAAAGGAACTGCTGCAATTTCCGACCGGCCGACACGACGACGCCGTTGACGCTGCGACCCTGTTCGGGCGGTTCCTCGACCGTGTGATCGAAGGCAAGCCGGTCGAGGCCAAAGGTTCGCCGCACGGCGAGACCCTGGATGACCTATGGTCCCGGCATGATGAGGCAAATGAACGGACCTAGCAATGAGTGACCGCCGGAACATTGTACCGGCTAACGCCGCAGGCTCGGACGCATCGGAAGTGGTGCCGTTCGAGATGACGCGCGCCGAGAATTTGCCCGACCTTCCGGACCCCGAGGACGACACCGCAGGGCCGGATTCAGACTGGACGTTCTGGGATACGCAGATCAAGGCCGGGATGACGCACGAAAACAGGTGGCGCGTCGAAGGCCTGGCTTGCGAGCGGCTGTATTTTGGCCCAGACAATGACCCGGGGCGCGGCGGCGAGCAGACCGATGCCGCCAAGACCAACGAAATCAGCGACAAGACGGCGCTAATTCACGGCACGGTCGACGTTCTCAAGCCGCTGATCTATTCCGAGACACCGGCACCCGTCGCGCGGCGCAGGTTTCACGGCGATGGAAATAAGGATCCGGTTGCTACCATGGCCGCAGAGGCATGCCAGAGATTGGCGGCCTACTTTGTCGACACCGAACGGTTCGATGTGACCATGGAGGGCGCCAGGGACGACTGGCTGATTCCGGGGCGCGGGGCCGGACGCGTGCTCTACAAGGCCAGCTTCGAGGAGCAGATCGTCACCGACCCGATGACCGGCGCGCAGTCTGTGGTCGAGGTCAAAACAGATGAAAGCGTACTGACCCGTCCCGTCGAGTGGGAACGGCTGTTGCTGGCCCCCGCGACATCATGGGATCAACTCCCGTGGTTGGCGATCGAGGTCCCGATGTCGCGCGTGAAAGTCAAAGAACGGTTTGGCGAGGAAATCGCGCAGGCCATGTCCTTCACAAACCTCGGCCTAGAGTTCGCGCAGCGCGGGATCAGCGACGAGGACCGGGACCGAGGCTTTGCCTCTATGTCAGCAGACTCGGAGACAGGCACGCCGGTTGCATCGCCCTACGACACCGCGTCGGTATGGGAAATCTGGTCTAAGGAGACCGGCGAGGTTATTTGGTGGAGCCAGGCGTACAAGGCCGGAACCCTCGACCGCATCCCGGACCCGCTTGGGCTGGAAGAATTTTACCCGATGCCGCCGCCACTCATGGCTACACGCAAAGGCCAGCAGATGACGCCGCGCCCGGATATCAGCTACTACGAGCGCCGGGCCCGCGAAATCGACACCGCCACCGAGAAGATGAGAACGATTCTCAGCGCGCTGTCCGTGTCCGGCCTGTTCCCGGGGTCCATGGCCACGGAAGTCAAGAAGTTGCTCAACGGCAAGAATGAGATGGTTCCTGTTTCGGACTGGATCGGATTGCTTGAAAAGGGCGGGATGAACGGGATCGTGCAGTGGCTTCCCATCGAGGCCATGATCAAGGTCCTGCAGGCGCTGCAGATGCTGCGAGAGCAAGCCAAGGAAGCGATGTTTGAGGCGTCTGGCGTGTCGGACGTGATGCGCGCCACCAGCGACCCCAGCGAGACCGCCACAGCACAGCAGATCAAAGGCCGCTACGCTGGCCTGCGGCTGTCAGAGCGGCAACGCCGCATGGCGATTTATGCGCGCGACATGATCCGTCTAATGGTCGAGGTAGGGCTTGAGCACTTCGACACCAAGACAATCGCCGACATCTGCGGCATGGACATGCCGATGACCGAGGCCGAACGCATGATGATGATTGCGCAGCAGGATCAGGCAAAGGCACAGTTCGAACAACTGTCACAAATGCACCAGGCCATGACCCAGGCGGTGCAGGCCGGACAGATGGCCGGGCCGTTGCCGCCGCCACCCGAGGAACCAAAGCTGGAAAAGGTGCCAGATACCAGCTGGGAGGCCGTGCATGCGCGCCTCAAAACGGACTACGGCCGCAAGATCACGGTGGCGATCGAGACGCAATCAACGGTTCTGGCCGATGAACAGGCCGACAAGGAGGCCCGCATCGAGTTCCTTGGAGCGTTTGCCAACTTTGTATCTACGCTGGCGCCGCTGGCCGGATCCGGACAGTTCGACTACAAGACGGTCAAGGAATTGCTCTTGTTCGGCGTTCGAGGCTTCCCGAAATCCCGCACACTTGAGGGGCTTATCTCAGCCCTTCCCGATGAGCCGCAAGGCGAGCCGCCGGAAGAAACGCAGATCACAGTTGCGAAGATCAGAGCCGAAATCGACAAGATGCGGATGGAGTACGACGCGAAGAACAACCAGGCCGACCGCGAGCACGAAATGAAGATGAAAGGCACGGATCTGCTTGCCAAGAGCGCAGATATTGCCGCGCAGGCTCAGAACGCGCCACCCCCGCAGCGCGAAACGAGAGGATCCTGATATGGAAGAATTGTTGCGCCTGATGATGCTTGGCAGTGGACAGGGCAGCCAGTCTGCCCCGGTCGGAGGGCAACGCGTCACGCCCGTTGCTGGTGGCCAGATGCCACCAGCCGAAGGCCCTGGGCGGCAGTGGTTCCCGCAGGTAACGGATTTGGGGGCCCTGATGATGGGGCCGAACCTGTCACCCGCCCGAGACACCGACCAGATGCGCCGCTTGAGCGAAGAAGGGTACATGCTGTCAGATCCGCCGCCCGATGACGTGGACGATGGGCAGAAAGCCATGCACTACCGAGACATGCAAATGATCGACCAGCTCATGCAGATGATGCAGGGGCGCTACGGCGCACCCAACCCGCGCGATCTGTGAACACTTTGGCCAGGGAGCCACACAATGCGCTACGCCGCTGACCCAACACAACACGCGCGCATCTTTGGCGCCCCGGAGCGGGCCGAAGCGCCCGGCCGGTCTCGCAAGTGCCGGACCTGCGACGGCTGGCACAGGCTGGACAGGCCTTGGCCGCATAACTGCCGCCCCCCAGCGCCGCCGCGCAACAAGGATCTGGCCACGCCACAGGTTGCCCCGCCCTTCCAGCCGTTTCGCACCGGGAAACTGGACCACGCGGAAACCATCACAAACCGGCACGAAAAGCACGAGTACATGGAGCGCAACGATCTGGCCGAGTATGACGCGGGCGTTGGGCACCGCAACGAGTGGGCCGAGCACTACGATTATGAGCGGGGTGTCGTGTCAGACATCAAGCGGTTCATCGAAACCGATCCATTGGCAATTCCGCCCGATCTAAAAGCGCAGCCGATGGAAGAATCCGGGTCACTGGATGACGGGACAGAAATCAGCACCGATATCGAGGTGATCAAGTGAGCAAAGCAACCGACATGCTGCCCCCCAGAAAAGGCGAGGCCGATGAGGAACGCCGTTTGCGCGAGGCGGTCAACCGTCATGCCGGTCAACTGCTGGGCACACTGGACGCCGCCATATCGCTGCGCACCGCGCCGCCGGACGCCGCGCGCACCCGGCACTTGGCCCGCAGCGATCTGTTGGAGTTCTGCCTAAAGGCCATGCACGCCCACGCACTGGCATCCCGGCAATAATTGCCGCACACCACCACCCAACCCCGCCACGATGCGCCTACAGCTACTCGACGGAGGATCCCATGGCGGATAAAGATATGAGCGACATTTTCACGGACCACGAGGACGACGAGGACGACACGACCGCGTTCATGCGCAAGGCGCTTGAGGACCAAGGGTTCAACGCCGAGGAAGAAGATGACGGCGCGGGGATGAACCAGGAGCCGATCGACGGCGAGGACGGGCCCAAAACCGTTTCCCAGGATGAAGGCAACGACCTGGCGGCAAAGGCCAAGATCAAGGGCGACGTCGGTGACGAGGACAAGCCAGCCGACGACAAGACGGACTCCGACGATGAAGATCCCAAGCAGGCGGAAGGCAAAGCGAAGGACAAGGACCCGCTTGATCTGTCCAGCGCCTCCGCAGATGACCTTCTCAAAGACATTCCCGACGATCGGCGCGCGGAAATCGCCCGGCGACTGACCGAGTCCCATGAGGCATTCACCGCATTCGAAAAGCCGTACATCAAGGACCAGATGACCCGGTTCGGCGCCAAGCCCGCCGATGTAGTGAGCAAGTTGACCGATCTGGCATCATTTGCACAAGAAAAGCCGGACGAGTACATTGCATGGGTTGCGCAGGAAATGGCATCCGCGCCCGACAAGATCGGCGACGTGCTGGCCGCTGCCGCGAAGTTCCACGGCTACAAGGTGGTCAAGGATGAGCCCGAGGATGACCTGTTCGAGGACGAGGACACAAAGGCCCTGCGTGCTGAAAATGCGTCCCTCAAGGCGCAGCTGACCGGCGGCCGCCCGTCCTTTGGTCCCGACAGTGCGCAGCGGGCGCAGGTTCGGGACGTTGAAAACGAGTTCACAACATTTCTCACCGAAAAAGACGAGTCCGGCCAGCCAAAGCGTCCCTACTTCAAGAACCTCGAACCACAGATTACGGCTATGGCTCAAAACCACGTCACGACTACAGGCCAGGGCGTCACAACGGCAGACCTGGATCGGTTTTACACGCAGTCGGTGGCTGACATGCAGGCGGCTTTCGGAAATCCCGCCGCACAGTCAGAGCCCCGCATGGCACCAACACAACAGAACAAGGCGGCAGCGTCGGTCCAGCGGGCCAAAGCTGCCAGCAAATCAATTGACGGAGCGGGCCAAGGTGCCAGCCGTCGCCCCGTGCTTAACGACGACGCCCCGATTGAGGACGTCTTGCGCCACTTCTGGACCGAGTGACACAGCACGGGATCGCTATTGAGGTATCAACATGGCGAATCCGAATTGGGGCGAGCTGATGACAGCAACTCTTGCGCATCGCCGCAAGAACATTGCTGACGCCGTTTCGCGCAACAACATCCTTTACTACGAGCTGCGCCGCCGCAAGCGGATGCGCACCATCGGCGGCGGCCGGACGATCTCGACGCCCATCATGGTCGGCGAGGAAAACGCCAACTTCCAGTGGTATGCAGGCCGTGAGGCGCTGAACGTCGCCGGTCAGGAGATCCTGACGTCTGCGGAATTTCCCTGGAAACAATACGCATGTGGCGTGTCGATTTCCGGTCTGGAAATGCTGCAGAACGATGGTCAGGAGCAAGTCATCAACATGATGCGCGCCCGCACCATGCACGCGGAAAAGACGATTCAGAACCAGATGCACCAGTCGGCGCACGGCGACGGAACGTCATCTTCCGGCAAGGAATTTGGCGGCCTTGAGCTTCTGGTGTCATCGACCGCAGGATCGACCGTTGGCGGGATCAACTCCACGACCTATAACTGGTGGGACAACCAGCGGGCCAGCACCGGCGGCGCTGCGGTTGCCTCGATCTACGGCGACATGCTTGATCTGTACCTTGACACCTGCCGCGGCACGGACAAGGTATCCTGCATCATCAGCGACAACACATACTACAGCGTGTTCTCGCAGTCGCTGCAGGCGCAACAGCGTTTCATGGACAAGAACATGGCATCGGCTGGCTTCACGAATATCATGTTCGAGACGGTTCCAGTTGTCGCTGACGGCGGGCAGGGCGGCTATGCCCCGACCGGCATGAAGTTCCTGAACATGAGCACGATCGAGCTGATCATGCACAAGAAGCGCAACAATGTCGTGCTGGGCGGCCCGCGTCGCCCGCTGACCGAGGATTCCGACACGGTGATCCTCGCCGGTATGGGCAACTTCATCTGCGAAAACCGCAAGCTGAACGGCATCCTGACCGACTAAGCGACAAAGGCCGGGCGATGCGTTGCCCGGCCTTCCCCATTTCAACAGGATCAAGGCATACCTGACCATGAGCAACCCCGCCATTTCCCGAGACCTCACCGCAGCCGACTTGTCGTCCCACATGGGGCCGGTGGGCAATCAGAGCGGCTTGCTTGTCGCGTTCTTCTGGAATCGCGTCCAGATCAAATCCAAGGACTTTTCCAAGAACGGGACCTTTGAAAACCGCCTTTGCGTGGCCAAGCAGCCCAAGGGCGACCGCCTGACCGTCGCGCATCGCACAATCACACCCGAAGAAGCCGCGCGCCAGTTCCCCCGAGAATATGCGCTGTTCTCTCAATATGAGGACGTGCCCACGGACGGCACGCCCCTGAGTGACCTGCCAGGCATTTCGCGCTCTCAGATCGCAATTCTCGACATGCACGCAATCCGCTGCGTCGAGGACCTTTGTGACATCAGCGATGACGTTGTCGCACAGATCGGCATGGAAGCCAGCCGGACGCGCAAGATCGCCGTTGCATGGATGGCAAAACGTGACGGCGAGGCCGAAACGATCAAGGCCGCAGACGTTCAGGCCCGTGCCGAGTCCGCGCTGGCCGCGATGGAAAAGCGCCTGGCACTTCTGGAAACTCAGAACGTCAAGTTGGAAGCGCAGAACCAGGCGATGCGCAGCATGGGCGGCAATGCGGCCCAACAGGCCCCGGCGGGTGGTGTCGAGTCTGTTGCCCGCGTGTCGGACGATGCCCCCTACAAGCTGGACGAAAATGACGGCTTCATGGGCGGCGGCGACCCGGCTACCGGCAACGACGACCTTGGGGCGGATGACCTCGATCCCTTGAAGGACTGACACCATGGCGCGCACGATCCTTGAGATTGGGCAGGAAGCGGCGGAGCGGGATGCAACAGCACCTCGCCCGGCGTCCCTGTTTGGCAATCAGGACCGTATTGCGCGGATCCTGCGCACCGCCGCAAAGGACGTGCTGCGCGACTTTCTGCGCCGGACGCGATGGGCCGGGCTGAGTGACTTCCATTCAACATGGGTCTTTGCGCTGCAGCCCGGGCGCTATGCTTATGAACTGCCGCCGGACTTCCTGCGCATCATCCCCGGCACCGAACAGCGCGACGGCTGGCCAATGGGGCTTGTCGGCCCGGCAACCCCCCAGGTCTGGGCGTGGTGGCTTTATGGCGGCAGTGCAAATGTGGCGCCGCACGGCTGGCGCATCAAGAACAACGCCCTCTGGATCGACCCGACACCGACGACCGAGGAGCTTGTGACGATCGAGTATGTTTCGCGCTACCCTGTCGTGTCACTGATCCAGGAGGGGGATTTCAACCTGTCATCTGAGCCGCTGCAGACCAATGCGCCGGTTGTGTCGCGCGACGGCTGGATGAAGCTGAACAATGCCGACCTGATCAACGACAACCGAACCGATGCAGCCCTCTACGGCGAACTGCCAGGGTATGATCTTTCCGTGTGGCCGACCGAACCCGAGGAAATCCTCAAGCGTCTGCTTCCGACATCCGGTGTCGGACCCTTCCCGCAAGTGCGCCGCCCGGAGTTTACAGCCGATACGGACCTGCCCGCCTTCAATGATGATTACCTGTTGTCTCTTGGCATGACGTGGCACCTGCAGCGCGCCCTTGGCTTGCCGTTCGCTGAACGGGCAGACGAGTATGAGACGGAGCTTGCCGTGCGAATTGCCGAGGATGCCGGTGGGGCCCGGTCCTTCCTGATTGGATGCGAAGATCGAGGCTATGAGACGTGGCCCCTTGAGAACGGCCGCTGGATGGTCAGCTGATGCCCGAGATTACGATTCCGGACGTCGACCTTTACCGCCGCAGGACCCGCACCTACGACACCCCCTCTGACAATACCGCCGAATTGATCGCGGCAATCCGCCTGATCCTGCCGCCGACAGGGACCATTGCCCCGACACTTTCGACCGTCGACGCCGGTGATGGCTGGAAAGTCTGTGACGGCCGCGCGCTGATCAAGGCAGAGTTTCCAACACTCTACGGCATTCTTGGCGCGACCTACGGGGAGACCGCGACGACATTCAACCTGCCCGACCTGCGGGGCCGTGCCATTCTCGGTGCAGGCGGGGATCCGGGCTTTGCGCTCTTGGCCTATGCAGGCGCCGCAGCCGTGACATTGACGGTCGACCAGATGCCGTCGCACAGCCATGCCGTGACCGACCCGGGGCACACCCACACGTTCACCGGCACACCGCACGATCACGCTGTTACGGACCCCGGGCACGTTCACACTGTCACTGACCCGGGCCACACTCACGCGGCAGCGGCGGCAACAACCACGGGCACCGCCGGGACGGACGCGGGGGGCGCGGCGGGCAACACGGGCAGCGCAACAACCGGAATCACGGTGGACTCTGCGACAACCGGCCTGACCGTCGATGAAGAAACCGCAGGCGGCACCAACAGCACGGAAACCACCGGCATTACGATTGCAGACACCGGCGGCGATCAGCCGTTCGACATCATCCCGCCTGTTGTGGCGGTCAACTGGATCATTCGCACATGAGACGCAGGCAGCAGATGAGAGCCCAACGCGCACAAGCCGGACAGCGTGGGGCCGCACGGGATGTATCTTTGCCGCTTCCCATCGGCGGCCTGTTTTCCGAAGCAAGCAACGCAGAGATGCGGGCGGTTTATGCGGGAGAGATGCTGAATTGGAAATCCACGGGGGCGCTTTTGGAAACGCGACCGCAAGCCATTTTGTCAGATGGGCCGTCGTCAGCCGTGCAACGGATTCCGTTCGAGTTTTCCGGAAGATCACTCTACATCGAGACGACACCAAACCAGGCATCCGCCGGAGCCGCCACATTCGCGCGCAGCTTCGACGGTCGCGCAAGCGTTGCCTATATCAGCGGTCGGGCGATCATCGCAGATGGCCGCGATGACCCTCTGACTTTCGACGGAACAACCTTTGCCCCGTCTGCCTTCACCACGGAAACCGCCGTCACGCAGGACGAGTTTGACGGGATCGTCGCGCACCATGACCGGCCCTATTTGTGGAAGCGCGGCGGCGATCTGGAATTTTACTATGGCGACGTAGGCGCCGTCACGGGGGCGCTGCAGCGGTTCCCGCTTGGCCGATTGGGCAACATCACGGGATCAATCAGCGAAATAGCAAGCCTGACCGTCGACGCGGGGCACGGGATGAACGATGTACTGGCGATTATGACCAGCACGGGGCAGGTGGTCATTTACGAGGGCTTGGACCCAGGCGATGCGCAGGACTGGCGGCTATTGTCGCGCATCAAGGTAGCGCCCCCGGCATCCAGCCGGTCCTTTACCCAGATCGGCAGCGATGCGTGGATGCTTACGACATCGGGCATAATCAGCGTTGGCGAGTCCCTGCGGCAGGGTGCAATGGCGCTAGTGTCAAAAATATCGCGTCCGATCCTTGATGAGATCCTGCGCGCGATCGAGGAAGGTGGCGACTGGCAGCTGCACACATCCGCAGACTCAAGTTTTTCAGTGATCAACAGGACCTATCTTGGTGTTTCGCAACAGTGGGTCTATTACCTTGAGAGCGGGTCATGGGCGACTGCGGACTACCCGGCAGACGTTTGGCACAATCTCGGACAGGCAACCGGGTTCACTGCACAAGATGGGTGCTTGGGCAAGATCACCAGAAGTCAGACCGCAGGCGAGCCAATGCTTGCGACACTTCACACCGGATGGTTCAGGGCGGGCACATCCGGCCTTGCCTCAATCACCCCTACGATCCTTGCCAAGGGGCCGCTTGCAATTCGCATTGCCGTCCTGACGGACCACAACGAGACGGCATCCGACCTTGCAGAAGCCTGGCAGACGGTGACGATCGACCCGAACAATTCGGGAGACGGAATAGAAACCATCGCCATATCGGACACGATCGGCTTGGACGCTGTTGGCGATGTTTACCAATTGCGGTTGGAGGTTACGGCAAGATGGGCGCAGATCGTCAACATCACGCTCGCGGTCAACTAGCCCGGGTCGGAAACGTCCTGTTCGGCGCTGATCGGGCCGTGACAAAGTGGGTGGCCGCCCGCATCCCTGGGTTTCAGATCGCAAGCGAGGCCAAGGCCCTTGGCGTGGTCAAAGACGGCCAGCTTGTCGCCGGGATCGTCTATGAGCGGTTCAATGGCGTTCACATTGAGGCATCCATCGCCGCGCTACCAGACGTCAGTTGGGCCAGCCGTGGCACGCTCTTTTCAATGTTCCATTATCCGTTCGGCACGCTGGGATGTCAGGTCATTTCCGTGATCGTCCCGATGAGCAACCTGGCTTCGATCAACTTGGCCAGCAAGCTCGGGTTTGAACCGGAGGCAATCATTCGGTTTGCCGCACATGACGGGTCCGACATCCTAGTGATGAAAATGTACCGAAAAAATTGCAGGTGGATTCAAGATGGGCAAAAAAGGCGGAGGCCAGCCAGAAGCGCCGGATCCATACGAGACAGCGGCGGCGGAATCGCAGTTCAATCGGCTTGATACCTACGCGCCGTCCGGTTCGGGCGTGCAGTACGGCTATACAGACCCAACCACGCAAGAGTTTGTCAGGGGGACGGCACCGGAAGGGTCCCGCTCCGCCGTGCGACAGATCGAAAGCGACAGTGAGCGGCAGATCCGTGAAATCCTGCAGCCCGCAGCGGCCAGCTTCACCGAGAAGATCATCGGCCAGAACGTCGACAACATGCCGGACGCTGCCAGGGTAAAGGACCGCGGAACGGTCGCACAGGACATTTTCGACCGCAGCTTTTCGATGATGGCGCCGGGCATTGAGAAATCAAACTCCCGCCTCCTGACAAACCTGCAGGCCCGGGGCATCCCGCTTGGCGGCGAGGCCTTCAATGATGCCTACGGCGAACAGCAGAGGCAAACTCAGAACACGATCAGCCGCCTGGCGCAGGACTCGAACATTGCGGCGGGCCAGGAACAGACGCGTCAGTTCGGCCTGGACAGTTCCGAGCGCAGCAACGCCATGAATGAAATCATGGGGCTGATGACCGGCAACTATCAGCCAAACACCAACGCCCCGTCCGGCAATGCTGCAGGCATCAACATCGGCGGCATAGTGGGCGACAAGTATCAGGCAGACATGGCCGCCTACCAGAGCAACCAGCAGCAGCAGATGAGCACTGCGTCGACCCTTGGCAGCATCGGCGCGGCCCTGATCAAGTCGTCCGTACAGTTCAAGAGCGTTGAAGCTGACATAAATCAACATTGGGCGGCAGATGTGGTTGCCCACATGCCAAACAAGGTCTGGAATTACCTGCCGCGCCACGCCCCGCCGGGCGACACCGGGACCCATATCGGGCCGATGGCCGAGGATTTTCACGCAATGACGGGCCTTGGCCGCCCGGACCACATTTCAGTGGTGGATTATCTCGGTCTCATGCTGGCCGCACTGCAGCAGTCATTGAGCCGCATAGAAATACTTGAGCGTGAAGCGATGCGCGGAAAGATTCACTGATGTCAAAGTTCGCTAACATGGGCGGCAGTACGCCCCCGTTTGTCCCTCCCGCCGGTGGCGGCGGCATGTCCGGTATCTTCTCGCGCGGCCCTGGCGGCGTTCTTCCGGAGCGTGGTTCCGACATGCAACGCCAGATGGTGCAAGCCGCCCTGCAACAAGCCGGGCAAAGCGTCGGTGGGTCCGGATCCCCGCTTTTGGCATTTCTGGCGCCAATGGTCGGCGGCGCGGTCGGATCGCGGACAGAAGGCCTTTACAAGACTGCCGAGGATGAGCGGAAGGACAGCGCAATGGACCAGGCCATGACGCAGCTGGGCGGCGACGACAAGATGCGGTCTATTCTCGATCTTATGGCTGACCCTGACCTGCCGCCCGAAGTCGGCTCTTTGCTCAAGGCATCGCTGACCGACATGATGAAGCAGGGCAAGGGCGCTTCAACCGGCGGTTCAAGGCGCAGCAGCGCCCCGCGGCGTTCAGGCGGCGGACAGTCGTCACCAAGGCTCTACGGGGAATATCCAGGGCCGGACGGCATCCTTTACGGCCGCACGCGCACCGGCGAGCTTGTTCCGTACACCACGCCCGGCGGCGATCCATACCGGACGCCCGGCAGCGAGAGTGCATCGCCAGCAGCGCCCACAACGCCCTTGGCACAGCCGGGCGCGGCGGGACCATCGGTGATGTCGACAAGCCCAACCATGACACCGCCCGCATCCGGCATGCCGGGACCGACTGAAAGCGACCCTTTAGGAATCCGTAATGGCTGACATCAAAATTTCCGACATTCGGCGCAAATTTCCGGAATACGGGGATCTTGACGACTCGTCCCTGGCGGAAGCACTGCACGCGCGGTTCTATTCAGACATGGATCGGGCGGATTTCTTTGGCAAGGTCGGCGTAACCGCGCCGGAGCCCAAGCCTCAGACGCGCCCCGCCATGCCGCAGACGCCACCGGCGCAGCCCGCAATGCCGTCCGCTCCGCAAGACATTGTGGCCATGATGCGCGGCGTCAATGCCCCAGCCGCAGCGCCAATGCCGAAGCAGGACCTGCCGCCCGTAACATCCCTGCGGCCCATGGCGCCGGGCCAGACGCCACCAGTCGCGGCGCAACAGATCGTCCCGGCCACTGGCGAGGCTTTGCTGCAGGCCATGCAAGGACCGTCTTTTGGACAGCAGGCATACCGGCAGGCCACGCAGCCGTCGGGCGCACCGATGCAGGCCGCCCCACCACAAGTGACGCCACCCGCACCGCCAATGGCCATGCCGAGCCCCGCAATGCCTTCCGGGCAATCCATACCGGGCAACGGGCAATCCATTCTCGATGCCATGCAGGGCAAGGGTATCGGCTGGCAGCAGTACCAGCAGGCGACCAACGTGCCGGGCGCACCGCCTGCCGCAAAAGCCGTCGACCCCTTCGCCGATGAAACCTTTGGCGATCTGGCAACGCGTCGCGGCCAGGAAGTCGCGCAAGGCGCATCGGGGGTTTTCCAAAGCATCGTCCGCGCCCGAGGCATCAACGACAAGACTCTTTTCGATGCGATCAAGCGAGACGCGCCGAAATGGGTGAAGGAGGCCGCGCGCCAAGTCCAGTCGTTCGAGGACATCCTTGCAAAAGGCTTGTCGGATGACGGCCAGTCGCCAATGACACCGCAGGAGCGCGCTACATACACCCAGCGCCTCGACCAGGCGACCGAAGCCGTTGCGCAGTGGAGCGACACCGCAGAGTTCGGCCCGGTCTTTGCAGGCTACAGGACGCAAAAGGCAGAGCGGACGGCTGACGCCCTGAAAGACTGGACGGACAAAACCTTTGGTGTGCCGCCGCAGGACGATTCCCTTTGGTCTGATCTGTTTTCTGGAGCGGGGTCTGTGGTGGCGTTCATGGTGCCGCCCATTGTTGCCGGACCATATGGCGCGGTTGTCACCGCGCAAATGGGCGCCGATGTCGCCAAGACGGAAGCCTATGACCGGGCAAAGCAGTCCGGCGCCAGCGAGCGCGATGCGCAGACGGCGGCCGCAATTGCCGGGTTCATGGGCACGTCCGAGGCCATCCCCTTATGGCGCGCACTGGGCCGACTTCCTGACAGCGTAAGGGGTGACATCCTTGGTCGCCTCGGTCGGTTCGCATCCGCAACATTCAAAGGCAGCATCGAGGAAGGCATCCAGGAGGGCGGATTGGCGATCGGGCAAAACCTGATTGCCTTGGGCGTCTACGACCCAGAACAGGACATCATCAACAAGGACGTTGGAAAGCAGGCGCTTGTCGGGGCGATCCTTGGCGGCTTAATGGGCGGCGGGGCGAATGCCCTTGGCCGCAGTCGAGACCGCGATGAGGAAACCACAACGCCCGCCGCAGCACCAACTGCAACGCCAGAGGCCGCACCAGAGGCCGCGCCGCAAGACACGCCGGAAATGCCGCTCGATCCGGATGCGCCAGATCGGTACGAGCTTTTGCCCGAAATCGAAGGGCAGGGCGATCAACAGCGCGAGACAGGCCGCACCGTGCGTTTCGACACGCAGACCGGGGCCGTCGAGGTTGTCGATGATGGAGCAACAGAGACACCGGAATCCGTGCCCGTCCTCCCGGGTGCGGATCAAGGTGGGGCGGTTGACGCCGATATGGGACCCGGATCCCGCCCCGCCGAGAATGCTACTGCAGGTCAGCAGGCCGACATTGCGACGCCTACGCCTTCCGGGTCTGGCGGGCCTGAGAGCAAATTTCTGACCAGCGAGGAAATGCTGTCTCTTGAGACTGACGCCAGCATATTTCAGTACAAGAGCGGCGGTGATGAGTCCGGCGTCACGGATCGGCTACAGGGTGTCAGGAATTTTGACCCGGCGCGGGCCGGTCAAGCAATGCTGTATCGCACCAAGGACGGGCGCCTGATTGTCGCAGACGGCCACCAGCGTGTTGGCCTCGCCAAGCGCGCGGCGGAATCTGGACAGGCTGATGTGGGCGGCATGCCCGCACTTATTTACAACGAGACGGACGGATATACCGCCAAGGAGGTCATGTCTCTTGCCGCGCTCAAGAACATCGGCGAGGGCACAGGTACGGCGCTGGATGCTGCAAGGGTCTTGCGCGACCGAAACGAGTCCATCGAGGATCTTGGCTTGCCGCCGAAGTCCGCGCTTGTCCGCGACGCCGAAGGGCTGCGCCGCTTGTCCGGTGACGCCTTTGGCATGGTGGCGAATAACGTCGCAAGTGATCGTGATGGGTCTGTGGTCGGGCGTGTGGTCAAGGATCAGGCCGTACAGGCCGACATTCTGGGCATGCTGACGACTCTAGGCAAAAAGCAGAGCATCAACGCAGCGCAGGCCGAAATGATCGCCAGAGACGCCGCTGCCAACACGGCGACCGAGACCCAGACCGATATGTTCGGTAGCGAACAGGTTGCGCAGTCCCTATATCTGGAACGGGCCAAGGTTCTCGACGGGGCCGTCAAGGATCTTCGCAAGAACAAGTCCGCGTTCAACACGCTGTTGAAGAACGGCGAAGCCATCGAGGGCGCGGGCAACACGCTGGACCAGAACGCCAACGAGGCGCAGGTTCAGCAGGACGCAAAGGTTCTGGAATACATCCAGCGCCAAGCCAACATGAAGGGACCGATCAGTGATGCGCTCACAAAAGCCGCCCGTGCCGTCAAATCCGGAGAACCCGTCGCCAGAGCCCGCCGGGCGTTTCTCAGGGATATCATCGGATCGCTTCAAGGAACTGGCGCAGGAGGCCAAGAGGGCCAGGCTGGCGGCGGCGCAGGTGGACAACTGGCTCCGCAAGGGGGGCAAGCCCAAGCCCCGGAAGTAACGCCGGAACAAGATGCCCCGGCGGCAGACCCATTTGACTCCGCCGAGGCGTCCTTGTTTGGCAACACGGAACAAACGCCCGAGGGCGAGCAAGGCGTCATGCCAGGCTTTGAGCGGGACAGCGACACCAATGCCGCTGCGGTAAAGGCCGCCGCCGACGCCAAAGCCAAGGCGCAGGCCGACACCAGAAAAAACCAGTCCAAGATAGGCACCACCACGCCGCAGGATGACGGCGGGCCCTTGTTCAACGCACAGAGCGATATCGAGGATGGTGGCGGGCGGGACACTGATGCCGACCCGCGGGCAAAAATGACTGCACGCCTCGACCGATATCGTGAGCCGGGCGAAAAACTCCCGGTGGTAAGCCGTGACTATTCGACAAGCGCGGACTCCATTGCGTTTCTGGCAGACATGGAAGCCCTGCCAACCATGGAAGCACGAAAGGCGCGTGCCGATGAGTTTGTTCTTGCGGAGGGCAAAGCTACGGGCGTGGAGATATTGGTTGCGCTCGACGTGGACGGCCTGCCGCTTGAGGTGATATCGGGCGACAGAGGGTCAGTGGACCCGTCTTATGCGCTTTACCGCGCCGCAAACGCCGGTCTCGTGGGGTACGTCACCCACAACCACCCGAGCAATAGAGGCTTTTCCCCGGCAGACATCACAATAATGGGCGTCGGCTTCCCCGAGGTGCGCGCGATGGGGCACAAGGGTGCGGTCAGCACGGCTCGGAAGGGGCCCGGGTACAAGGCAGCGGACAAGTGGGACGACAAGGCTGCGTTTGGCGCGCGCAAGGACGTTGTCAATCGCGTGCATCAGGTTTTGTTCCAGCACTTTTTGCCGCAAGTCAAAGGCGGGACGCTTTCGGCAGACGTCGCGGATGCGGTTCATGGGCATATCTTTAACCTGATCCTGCATCGGCATGGGGTCATTGATTTTTCGGGCAACTCTGCCCAAATTGTTGAGAAGGAGAGCATTGATGTCCGAGAAGTATTCAAAGCAACCGATGCCAAGGTTCGCGCTCAGCTTGGACGGGCTGGATTCGATGTCACCCCGATCCGAGATAGAGGCCCGGATCAGGCTGATGGTCGAGACGGAGAAGCGGGACGGCCTGCACCCGCTGGACGAGGCGGAACTGGATCAACTCCGCAAAATTCGCAAGGTGGCGACGGAAACGGGCGGGTATCAGGGCCTGAAGTAACCGACTTCGACGCAGCAGAGGCCGCGCTGTTTGGTGCGGAATCGGATAAGGCGGAAGGCCCTGCCGCCACAGACGCCGCACCGATCCAGATGACGCCGCCGCCTGCCCGCGCGCCCCGCAAGCCGTCCAAGTCTGCCGACGCGAGTGCGCTCAACAACCTGTTCGGCAAGAAACCCGGCGGGTTGAAGGAGGACACCGCGTCCTTTGACGATGACACCTACGCGGCCACTGTCCCGATCTTCGCGCGCAACATCGAAGGCTTCGATCTTGATGCAATGTCGGACACTGATGCCTATATCGCAATGGCGCGACCTTTGTTGGCCGAGGGCCTGACCCGCGAGACATTCCGCGCCATGCGCCCTTACTTCGAACGCTTCCTTGCCGACGCGCGTTCTGGCAAGATCGACCTGACAGGAGAGACAGATGCACAGGCACCCGGCGGAAGTGTGGAACGCGATAGCGGAAACGCAGGATCTCAGGACCAGTTGGGCGGAAGCGATGTTTCCCCTGCCGCAGGACGTCCTGGACGACGAGATGGCGGCCGAAATGAAGCGGCTGACCAAGGAGGCAGGCAGCGAGACGGTGGCGCTGGCCTACCTGGCCGTGATGCCGACGCTGTGGGAGGCACCAGCGGTGCAGGCGTTCAAGGCGACGGGCGACCCTCTGGGCGACGGCCTGACCGTGATGGAGACGGTGCAGATGGCGGTGATCGCAGCCAGCCGGGACTACGGCCTGACGACTCAGGATCAGATCAAACTCGAAAAACTGCTACAAACAGCCCCGACCGCGTAACCAACACCTACAGCCCGCCGACCAGGCACCATGCGGAGGTGGCCAAGAGCGTGCCGCAACTGCAGCCCGCGCAAGTGGATGACGTGGTGCGGATCGAACGGCGTTTATTCCGGCCCGAGGACGGCAAGAAGCAAGGCTTTGGCATGCTGATCACCAACGGTGTCGGCACGGGCAAGACGTTCACCGGGCTGGGCGCGGCCAAACGCGCGGTCGACAGGGGCGCGAAGGCCGTTCTGGTCGTGGTCAGGTCTGCGGAGGAAGCCCGCAATTGGGTTGAGTCTGCGCCAATGACCGGATTGGACGCGGCACAGATGGACGGCGTCAGCGACAATGGCGAGGGCCGCGGCCCTGTGCTTGTGACCACCTATGCCAACCTAGCCAACAATGAGACTTTGGCAGATCGGGAATGGGATCTTGTGATCGCCGACGAGGCGCACACGCTTTCCCAGAACAAGGCCGGGGAGCAAACCGGAGCCCTGCGGACCCTGCGCGCGATCAGCAACAAGCCCACGCACCTTTTCGACAAGGAATTGATGAAGCGACGGGATGCGATGGCAAAGGCCCGCGCGATTACCAACAAGGACCGACAGTCCGAAGCCATGGCCGCAGTTTATCAGGAAGCACGGGACGCGGCCAAGAAGGCGACAGCACCGCGTAGCAATGTCCTGTTCATGTCGGCCACGCCGTTTTCCTATGAGAAAAACACGGACTACGGCGAGGGGTATCTGTTCGACTACCCGAAGGACGAGCGCCGCGAAGGCAGCGATCAGGGCGGGCGCGAGTGGTTCATGGTCGAGAACTTTGGATACAGGATCCGCTATCACAAGCTGACCCAACCCGAGGCCGCAGTTGACCGGGGCGTGTTCCAGCGCGAGTTTCACGAAAGGCTCAAGCGCGAGGGGTCGTTGTGGGGGCGCAAACTTGAGGTTGATGTTGACTATGACCGCAAGTTTGTTGCGGTCGAGAATAAAATCGGCAGCAAGATTGACGAGGCCATTGCCTACATCTGGAAAAAGCAGTCCGAGGAGCGGGCCGCACTGCAGGCCGCAATCAAGGACAGCACGACGGGTCAGGAGGGCATCGACGCAAAAAGGGTTGCGGCTATGGGCTGGGAGGAATTGGGAAAGGCCGTCAATCGCAATTTCACATATCTCAAACGCCAGCAGCTACTGGAAGCCATGAAGGCCGAGGCGGCTATTCCAGACATCAGAAAGCACCTCGCCATGGGGCGCAAGGTCGTGGTGTTCCATGACTTCAACGTGGGCGGGGCGACCAGTCCGTTCAAGGTCACAGGAACAGAGGACCTCAAGTCCGCGCGCATGCAGATGGAGCGCGACTTGCCGTGGCTCAACGATCTGGATTTTGGCAGTCTGACAGCGCCGAAAGATCAGATCATGGAGGCGTTCGGCGATCAGGCCCGAGAGTTCAACGGCACCATATCGAAAGGCAAGAGGTCCGAAAACAAGGACGCGTTCAATCTGGATGGGTCCGGTGTCGACGTGCTTGTTGTCCAGTCAGACGCAGGGTCCGGCGGCATCAGCCTGCACGACACCACCGGCGGCCACCAACGCGTTATGATCAACCTAGGCATGCCGACCAAGCCAACCACAAGCCTGCAGGCCGAGGGACGCACCCGACGCGTGGGCAGCGTATCCAATGCACCCTATCGCTACTACACGATCGGCACAGCATGGGAGCGTGAGGCCTTCGCCCGGCGCATCGCCGAACAGTCCGGCGCCGTTGAAAACCTCGCCATGGGCAACGAGGCCCGGGCCATCCAACAGGCTTTTGTCGATGCCTACACCGAGGCCGACAGGAACCTGCCATCATCGAGCGACGGGATCGGCGGTCGCGCACGGGACAGCGTGGACAACACGGCCAGCGAGTTCGACAAGGCCAAGACGCACTATTACGGCCGCCAGAAAATGAAGGGCAAGCGCGACCAGCGCAAGGGTTTGGACTTTTTCCCGACGCCTGAACCGCTGGCGCTCAAGATGGTCGAGTGGGCGGGTGTCAGGCCCTACGACAAGGTGCTTGAACCGTCTGCTGGTGACGGGGCGATCGCGCGCTACTTTCCCGGCCATGCCGACCGGACGATTGTCGAGCCGTCTGCGGATCTGTCGAGCCGCGCCGAGTTGCTGGCGCCGGGGTCGCGCGTGGTCAACGACACGTTCGAGAACCTGAACATTGTGAACAAGTACGATGTGGTCGTGATGAACCCGCCGTTCGGTTCGGGCGGCAAGACAGCATATGACCACCTCCTGAAAGCCATGCAGCACACGCGGCCCGGCGGTCGCGTCGTTGCGCTGGTCCCGACCGGCCCGGCAGCTGACAAGCAATTCGGCAAACTCATGGACCGGATAGGCAAGACGTCCATCGAGTGGAACCTTTCGGCTGACGTGTCCCTGCCGTCCGTGACGTTCGAGCGTGCGGGCACCGCAGTTGCGGCCCGGGTCCTGATCTTCGACCGGGTGATGAAGCCCGAGGCGTTCACGCCTGCCGCCAACATCAACATGACCGGATCCGGCACCATTGCCGACTTCTTCGAACGGCTTGAAGGCATCGCAGGCCCGGCCCGGCCCGATCGCATCGGCCCGTCTGGTGTTGAAGCTGACATGGATGCCGCAGACGCAGCGGATGCCGCCGCCCAGGGTGACACCGGGACGCGCGTGACCGCGCCCGTGTCGTCCGATCCTGGCGCGCAAACCATGACGACAGTGACATCGAGGGCGGGAAAGGTGTTCCCTGCCGTCGCGATGGAAAGCCGTGTCGACAAGGGCCAGTTCGTTCGCCTCAATGCTGTTGCCAAGACGCACGGCGGATGGTGGCACAAGGCCGCACAGAAGCGTGGCAAGGGCCCGACCTTTGCGTTCCGCAGTGAGGATGCCCGCAAGGCGTTCATCGAGGACATCGCCAAGCCAGTTCAGGGTTTTGAAGATGCGAACCCAATTGTGGAGCCAATCGCCGCAGAGCAGCGCCCCGCCGCCACGGGCACCGCCATGGATCGTGATGCCGCATCGGCAATGCTACCTGCGCTGCGGGCGGAACTGGACCGGCTGAACCTCAAGCGTGTCGGTCTGGACATGGATGTGCCCGGCGCAAACCGCCAGGGTGCCATGCGCGCGAACGGCATGGGCCAGATCGACGTTCTGATCGGGCAGGCGATCAACCCCATGGCCACGCTGTACCATGAGGCGATCCACGCCATGCGGGCGATGAACCTGTTTACCAAGGAGGAATGGTCGGCCCTTGAGGCTGCGGCCAAGCGCGGCTGGGTCGAGAAACACGACATTCGGGCGCGGTATCCTGACCTGTTGCCGTCTGAAATGATCGAGGAAGCCATTGCGGAGGAATTTGCGCAGCGGGCGGCCAGCCGTTCGGCACCGCAGGGTTCTTTGCTGGTCCGGGCGTTCAACAAGATCCACCGGATGCTCAAGGCAATCCGCAACGCCATGCGGGGCGAAGGATTTACCACCGCAGAAAGCGTGTTCGGCAAGGTCATCGCCGGGCAGATCGGAGCGCGCAATGCGGAGTCGGCATCCATCGCGTCCCTTATGGAACAGCGCAACCCGCCGATGCCGCGCATCCGTCCGACACCGCCGGGGCCACCGCCGCCGGGGCCGCTGCCGGTGCATGTGCCCGACCGGGTAATCTGGGATGAACTGACGCGATCCGGTGTCTCTGTCTTTGGCAGGATCCGAGGCGTTGGCGCCGCGATCTACGACAACATCGACAAGGCCCGGTTCAACGTGCAGGACCGCTTCTTACCCGTACTGCGGGCACAGCAGGCGATCGAGGCCGACACTGGACGGCCCGTGCCCAACCACCTCAATGCCTACGCCACCGAAACGACATTCTCGGGCAAGGCCGGGCGGCATCTGTTTGTGATCGACGAGGATTTCACCAAGCCGATCATCGACATCATTGCCAAGACCAATGGCGGTCTGACAACGGAAAACGTGGGCGACTGGCTGGCGGCACGTCATGCCAAGGAGCGAAACGCGCGCATCGCTTCGATCAACCTGGCCATGCCTGACGGCGGGTCGGGCATCACGGACGCGGATGCTGACGCATACCTTGCGCAAATGGCATCCGGCGCGCACCAGGCGGAACTGGACCAGATTGGCGACTTGGTTGATGAACTGCGCGAACGGACACTGAAACTGCGGCGCGATGCCGGGCTGTTGTCGGCCAAGGAATATGTAATCTGGAAAAACCAGTACGCCCATTATGTGCCGTTGCAGGGCTTTGATGAGAGCGATGGCGCGGAGGCGACACTGGACGCGCGCCGCACCGGCCCACGGTACAACGTGCGGGGCCCGGAAAGCATGCGCGCCATGGGCCGAAACTCAATGGCCTTCAATCCGCTGATATCGGCAATTACTCAGGCCAAGGAGGTTTCTATCCGGGCTGAGAAAAACCGCGTGTCGCAGGCACTTTATGAACTGGCCAAGGCGCACCCGTCCGACGCCATGTGGTCGGTGAAAAAGCCTAAGCAAAAGCGGTTCTACAATCGCACGACCGGGCTTGTGGAGACGCGTGTCGAGCAACCTGCCAACAGCCGATTGGAGCCCAACGAGTTTGCGATCAAGATCCAGGGTCATGAACACAGGATCGTACTGCATGATGACCGGCTGGCTAATGCGCTCGGGGCGGTCGGCGCGGATCAGTTGAACGGCGTTGTCCGCGTACTGGGGGCTTATACACGCTACAAATCCATGATCCTCACCATGTTGAACCCTGAGTTTGTCGTTACGAACGCGCTGCGGGATTTTCAGGCCGCGCAGATCAACCTGCCGCAGATGACGGACTCCAAGGGGTTTGGTGCGGCTGTATCAAAGACATGGGGCAAGGCCTTCATGGGGTCCTTCAAGGGCATGGGCAACCAGGAAAACACCGTATGGACCAGACACTGGAAAGAGTTTGAGGAAGCAGGCGCTAAGATCAGTTTCTGGACGCTCGACAATCCGACCGCCGGAACTGAGGATATGTCGCGCCGGATCGACCTGGCGCGCGGCAATCGCGCCGCCCGGATCCTGAAAGTAGCGACCCGACCCCGGGCGTTCTTTTCGACGCGGGACAACGTGCCTTTGGGCATGATCGAGCGAACCAACATTGCAGTGGACAACGCCATACGGCTGGCGTCCTACGTCGAGGCCCGCAAGCGGGGGTGGTCCAAGCAGGACGCCGCCCTTTTGGCCAAGAACCTCACGGTGAATTTTAACCGCCGCGGCAACTGGACGTGGCTAAACGCAATGTTCCTGTTCTTCAACGCGGCTATTCAAGGCCTGCAGGTGTTCCTTTCGGTGTTTACCAGCAAGTACGGCTTGGCGGTCGGGGCAAGTCTGTTGTCCTACGGGCTGATGGAGGATCTGGTCAACGCCTCGCTGTCGGCCACGGATGATGATGACGAATTGGCCTATGACAAGATCCCCGATTACCAGTCGCGGCGCAATTTCCTGTTCATGGTTCGTCAGGGCGAAGATGGTGTGGGCGGCGTGGGCCAGATGGACGATGCCGTGTCCGTGCCAATGCCCTACGTCTATTCGGTGTTCCCTTATGCTGGGCGCCAGATCGGCAAGGTGTTTCGCGGGGTCAAGACGGCAGACGAGGCTATGCTGGACGTGGCAATCGCTGCCGCGTCAGACGTATCGCCCCTGGGGTTCACCGACCCCGCCGACATGGTGACGCCGATTCTTTTGAAGGACATAATGGAGTTCCGGAACAACGAGAACTGGCTGGGCAACCCGATCCGCCCGGAATACGATTTCAGCGACTATGGGCCCATGGCCTACAAGCATTATGTCGGGGTCTCTGAAATGTCGCGCCAGGTGGCCGACTATCTCAACCGGGAAACAGGCGGAAACGCGGCGCAAAGCGGGTGGCTGGATGTCTCACCGGAATACATTGATCACGCCATCGGGACCGCAACCGGCAGCGCGGGCACGTTCTGGACGGACACGATCGACGTCGCGGTCAAGGCCGCGACCGGAAAGGCGGATCTGATTGATGACCGGGCCATACCGTTCCTTCCAAAGGTGACAGTCACCACCGGCGTTTGGATGGATCGTCGCGCCTATTACGACCGCTTGAGCGAAGTCAGGGACGCGCACTCTCGCAAAAAGCAGGGCGACGATGCAGGGGAACCAGTGGATGCGCGCTACAAGATCCTCGACCGCATGTACACGCAGGCGAACAGGATCAACCGCCAGGTCAGCGGGCTGAACAGGGAGCGGATGAAGGCCCGCCTTGACAAGAGCCTCGATGATCGGGCCCGCATGGCGGAATACGAGCGCATTGAGAAAGCGCAGCAGGTCCTATATGTTCAATTCAACAAGGAGTTCCTGCGCTTGCAAAAGCTGATTCCATGAAGGTGTCCGAGGCGATCATCCTGACCGTTTGCGTGGCAATTCCCGTCGCTATCGTCACCAATACAGTGACGCTGGCCGGGGCTCCCGACATTGCAGATGCGCAGTGGCAGACGGCGCGAAACGTGGAAAAGGCACTTGCGATGCCCGAAACCGTCCGGCTTCCGGAAACCCGGGAGGAATTTTGCGCAGCCGTGCTTGAGACTGCCGCCATCATCACGGCAGATGATGCCTTCTTTGATGAGCCGCAGATGGGTGGCGACCTGGGCCGGTAGTTTCGCCGCACATGTGCGGTACTTCGGGTCAATCTGCCCCAAAGACGATTATGGGAGTCCGAGCATGCCGGTCACAGGAACTACATTCACACGCATCTGGCAGTTTGTGGACCAGTACATCGCGGGCGACCGGGTATTTCGTTCCAGCCTGGACGTTGCCCTCGATGATCTGGCGTCTGGCATCAACACTGCGCTTGGTCTCGACTATTTGCCGACTGCTTGGGATGCCAGCCTTGGCGTTTTCCCCACCATAGAAGTCGCTGACATTCTGTTTTTCGCGAGCACATCCGGCACGATTTCTGGCGTCTCATTCGATGTGGGAGACCTCTTGGTGCCAGCAGTGGGTTCGCCATCTACAAGTGTTTACAAAGACAACTGGCTCAAGATTCCAGCAAAACCACGATTTGACACGTTCGCTGATCTTTTGGCCTACCCTTCGCCGATGGTGGGCGCTTATTACACAGTTGAGGTAGGTTACAACAGAGAGCCAGAAGTTTTCAAAGTGGTTGCTGCCAACACCTACACGGCAAACGGTGATACAGTGCGATCTCTGTCCGGTGTTTTGGGCCAGGCCGTTTCGATGCGATCACGGTTCAATACGGTCAGTGAAATGCTGGCGGATACGCGTGAGGCCGGGCTTTTCGCTGATGACCCATCCGCAGAGGTCGACCAGAAATTTGAAACTCAAGACTTCAAGTACGAAATGGCACTGTCTGGCGCGACTGACCATTTTTTTGCTACGGCGGGCCTTGTGAAGCTGACGCCAACGCCTTACCGCGCCATTGATGTGCGCGAGTTTAACTCTGTGGACAGCTTCGACGATCAGTACGCCGATGAATACAGCGCCGGGTTCAAGCAAGCATCCGACTACCTGCAAGGCGTCGGCGGCGGCACGATCTGGGTGCCTGAAATCATTGGGGCGGGGCCTTTGGTTGAAGGCGGCTATGTGCCGATTGCGGAGCGGCTGGATATTCATTCTACGGATGCGGCGCGGCTGACAATTCGGGGCGCGGGGCGGCGTTCTCATATTCGAAACCTCAACACAACCGGATCATTCGGCGGCGAGCGTTCGGTTTTAACGCTGGGCAACTACAACGGATCCGGTAGTTATCCGCAAAACCTGCTGGGCGGCGCGCGGTACGACCTGAGCGAAACGGAGGCAGGCTCGCCACAGCAAACGCTGGCGACAATAGGCGATGCTGCAAACCTGACTGCGGGGACGATGGTTCGGATTTTCTCAAAGCTGGGGAATAACGGCAGCGACCCAGACCTGAACGGAAAGGCATTTTACCAGCAGTTGAATTTCCTTGAAAGCATCGACGGCGCAACTCTGAATTTCCGCTATCCAGTGGACTTGAACCGTACAGACATGGTTGTTGCGCGCTGCGACGGGTCGGACACCGGCGTGACGGACTGGAACGGCGATGTATCGCGCGGCGTTGTTGGCATCACCTTGCGCGACCTGGGCTTTTCAACGGCTGACTTTTCGGATGCTGACGTGTTCGCTTTGGGCGCATGTCTGGAAGGCCGGTTTGATAATATCCACGTTTACCGATCTGAGGCGGTGCTTGCCTGTAACGGCATGGCGTTTTGCAACTTTACCAACTTCACAGGTAACGTTGCTCAAAAAGCATTCAACCCGGCCCAATTCTGGCACAATACGCTTGTTTCAAACTTCAACATCAACTGCGGGTCTTTCGACGCGCCCGACGCTAACACGCCAAACAACCTGATACAGTTCGAGGAAGGCGCGCGAGACGTTCACCTCAGTAACTTTCATGTCGTTTATGGTGGGTACAACGGCGTTCCGTATGTGATCAGGCCAGCAAAGGGGCTGGTGAATTGCGGCATCGACGGTTTCTCAGTCACCGCCACAAATGCAAACATTGACCACCTTGTTTTCGGATCGTTTGCGAGCACGGACCAGGATTTGCCGCGCGAAGGTTTTTACCTGCGAAATGGCCACTTTAACTGCCCGCGCACCACTGGCATCCCTATTTTCTTCGACGTTGGGGCAGCAAGCGAAACGGTGCCTTTTTATGCCACGATTCAGAATATCACAGTGAACAACGGTCTTGCTGCTGACATCATCACCGGCAGCGCGGACCCCGCCGACGATAGCGACCTGCGGCTGATTCGGCTGGAAGGCACGGGAATCGACATTGACAATGTCTCGTTTACGCGTGGCAATCTTGTTGAAGTCACGACAGATGGCGGGATCGGTAACAAGATAACACGCATCAAGTCTGCCGAAGATATAACGCTAACCAAGTCAGGTACAGGTCCACTTATTGCGCGGGAATGGTATGGGAAAACGTCAGCGCCGTTTTTGAGCGGCGCAACGAGCGGGAGCCTTTGGAATCAAATTGAAACCACGGCCAACACAGTGCTGGACACGGCGGCTTTTCCGGCGGCAGACGGTGCCAACGCGTTTCTGGTCGATGATCAGGTCAGGATCCATTTTTCCGGCACGGTAACGGGCACGACAGACGCAAAAACCGTGCAGGTCTTGATAACGGGATCGCTTGCAAAAACATACACAATCAACTTTGCATCGGGCGATATTGGAACCTTTGAGTTTGATATAAACATGGCAATGTCAAACAACGGAGTTTCCATGCCGATCACTGGCAAGGCTTGGAAAAACGACACCCCAACAGAAGTTGGACTGGCACCTGCAAACGCTGTGACCGTTGGCACAACGGATGACTTGGTGATCCAGTTTCAAGGATGGGTTGATGATGCAGCCGACAGTCTCGACTTCAACTGGCACGTTGAGCCGCGCAGGCGGCGGTTGAACGTATGACGGGTTCGGGATCTGACACCCTCACATGAAAGGACCAAGCTATGGCTTATGAAGAGATAACGGGCATCACTCAGGAGTTTGGCGCATCCCCGCAAAAGACCCTCAGCGTGGCGGCCAGCATCGCCATTGTGGCCGACCCATCGCGGGAACAACGCATCATCATCACCGGCGACACCACGCGGCCGCCTTCCGGGTCTGAGGCGCTAGGCATCCCGGTAGAGGCCGGGCAGTCATATGCGGCCGATCTGCCTGCGGACTCAAGCATCTGGATTTGCGCGCCGAGCCTCGCCATTGGGAAAACCACATCTGCGGGCCTCCACTCGATCGCGACGTGACCAATGACGACGAGCCCAACGCCACGGGGCAGGGCTGTGACCCGCACACCGCGCCTGAACGCATAGGGGGCTGAATGACTGACGATGAAAAGAAAAAACTCGACGACACGCATAATATCGCGGTCGATTTGCACCGGGCCTTCATGGAGCGATCATCGACCGGGGAGGCACCATTGATCGAGCGGATGGCTGGTGTCGTGATTGTGGTGGAGCGGTCGAACTGGGCGGCACGGTGGATGATACGGATATTCCTTTTCGCCGGATCCGCGATCGGTGTGATCGTGGCCTACAAAACTGGTGGGTGGAAGCCGTGACAAGCAAAAAGCTGACTTGGAATTTTGCCGACCGGCTGGGCCTGTTCGGGTGCGTGGCGTTTCTGTTCGTGACGCCGCTGTGGATTCTGTTCCCGACCGATTATCTGATCCGCGAGATATCGTATGAAGTGCGGGGCGACCGGGTGCGGTTTGTGCGGGAAACGCCATTTGGCGCGATCACGGCGCGGTGGCGGTCAGAAATCACACTGCTTGACCGCGACGGGCTGGAGTGCAGATCCGGCGGATGGCAGCTTGCTCGGTATCAGCATGTTCGGGGCAACACCATCACCTACGAGATCGGCGATTGGGCCGCAAAGTGCCTGGCGGATGGGCCGCCATATTACGTCACAAACACGCGGCAGGCGCTGCTTTTCGGCGTGATCCCGCTCCGGGCGTCTGTGTCGATCACAGAGGTGCAATCGGACAGCGATCAGCCGTTTGCGAGCCTGCCGGACGAGCACGAATAATAGGTCGGCCATGCGCGTGATCATAGAGCACACATCACACGCGGCGGTGTACGTGATGACAAATGGCACATTGCAGGCCAGTTTGTGCGCTTTGGCATGGCTCATGCGGTGGCGTATCGTGTGGCTGCTGGATCGGATATGCTGGCACGAGGCGCGGCACACTGAGGCGTCATTCTGGCGGTGTTTCGGCTAAACTTTCCGCGTGAACTTGTGGGATCCGCTGCGGTCGGTGACCTGTATATCGCGGACCCCGGCCCGTGCATAGGCAAGCAAGTCGCGCCACGTCAAAGGCGTTATGGGCGCAATTACTCTGACGACATTGCGGCAGTGCATACGTTTATCGTGTGGCCTGCCGCGCGGGCCAAATACAAGGGGGGCGTCTGGGTGGCAAAGCATTCCAAGGCAGTTTTTAATGAGCCTAAGACGGGCTGCGTGGTCGTCTGGTGTGACTGACACAATCATCGTCCCTTTTGCAAAACGCGCCGCGCCGTGATGTGCCGTGCGGTACATTCAAACGCCACGCCCGCCAGAAACAAAACAGCGGCTTTGGTTGGATCGACGCCGATGTAATTGGCGATGAAGAACAACAGACATCCTCCGAAAAAACGCCAAAGGTAGTTTTGTGCGGAGCTTTCAAACGGGGTCATCACTTTCCTCCTGTGTTGAGCGCGGGCGACCGGGAATAGCCCAATCCACTACTGCGACGGTATCCGCCGACTGACAAGCCGCGCCCCCCCAAATCATACCGCACCCTGCGCCGCCTCGCAACATCGCCGTGCAAATGCGCGGAGATGTGGTATCCTGATACAGACCCCAGCGAAAGGGACCGAAAATGGACCGTGCAAGCATCTGCATCCCCCGCGTTCTGAAACACGAAGGCGGGTTCGTAAATCACCCCCGCGACCCGGGCGGCGCGACAAACAGGGGCATCACGCTGGCGACATTCCGGCGCTATATCAAGCGCGGCGGAACCGTGGCCGATCTGAAATCTATGACGGACGCGCAGGCGGTGGCCGTATATAAGGCGGAATACTGGGACGCGGTGCAGGCCGATCTACTGCCGGTCGGCGTTGACTATGCCGTCGCAGACTTTGCCGTAAACAGCGGGCCGTCGCGCGCAGCCAAGTACCTGCAAGCGGTGGTCGGCGTAGCGCAAGATGGACGCATCGGGCCGGTGACGTTGGCGGCAGTGGGCAGGTTGAACGCCGTGCGCGTGATCGAGAAACTTTGCCGGGATCGAATGAACTTCCTGCGCAGGCTCAAGACATGGCCGGATTTTGGCAGGGGATGGACCAGGCGCGTTACTGATGTGCGCACGGATGCAATCGCCGACGCCAAGCACCCGCACCCACCTGATTACAGCATCCCGCCTGCGCCGGTGGATCACGTCGCGCCAGATCCGGCAGAACGACCGCGCCCGTGGTGGGTGGTGTTGTTGGGGTGGTTGGGGAAATAGAATTTAGGCGCAAAGCCTTATCGCCCGCGCGGAGCGTCAACCGCGACGTCAGAAAGGAAGTCTCAACATGAGAGCCATCGAACACCACAAGATTAACCCGGCAAACGATACGCTGGACATCAATGTCGTTGATGCACCCGGAAGCGGCGGGGCAAACCATCTATACATGATTTCTGGATTCAACACCGAAAGCAACCCAAGCGACCCGTTCACAAAACGGCATGGGTCTCCGGCAGAACACGCAACCGTCTTATTCCAAAACGGCCCGATCAATGAAGTCGGCGTGAACGGCGTTACGCAAGAGGCATTGCTGGCCATTGTCATTGACCGGCTGCGTTCTTTTCAAGCTGGGCCTTTTTCATCGCGGGAAAATGCGCTGGCGCTGACAAAATGCGAGGAAGCACTGCACTGGTTGCAGCAGAGAACACTGGACCGGATGCGAAGGGGCGTCGAGGGCCAGACCAAGGCGTAAACCGGCGGGGCTGATCCGGTCGCCCCTTAACACCAGAAAGGAAACGCAATGAAACTCGTATCAGACGCCCGCGACGCTTTACGCTGGCATTCCACGCAGGCTTTTGCCGCCCTGGCGCTGTTGCCGCTGGTGTGGGCGGAATTGCCTGACGATCTGAAAGCTATGGTGCCGCATGAATACCGGCCTTGGATCATTGCGGCTTTGGCGGTGGCGGGGTTTGTCGGGCGTATGAGGGCGCAGGAATGAAAGACTACATCTGGGAAGCTGATGCAAAGGGCTGCTACACGCTGGCCATCGCGTGTGAGCGTGAAAAGTGGCTTGTGGCGAATGTGCCGGGCGTGAAGCGCGCGCGCGTGATTGGCCGGTGTGAATTGCTGCTGGGTGATTGCTTGGAGGTTATGCCGGGGTTGGGGAAGGTAGATGCGGTTGTGACTGACCCACCGTATGGGATTGGTGAAAGTGGAGCTAAGTCAGCAAGTCGCGGCAAGCTGGCTGTAGCTGACAAATATGCACACAAGGAATGGGACACTAAAACCTTAGATGCGCACGTCAACATAGCGATTTCAATGGCGCAAAGTTCAATTGTTTTTGGCGGAAATTACTATCACCTCCCGCCCACCTCGTGCTGGTTGGTTTGGGACAAGCAAAATGGCGGTAATGATTTTGCCGACTGTGAACTTGCGTGGACAAACTTAGACAAGGCGGTGCGGCGCATTTATTGGCGCTGGAATGGAATGATCCGCAAGGGTGACGACATTCGCCAACATCCAACGCAAAAACCTCTTGGCGTAATTAAATGGTGCATAGGCCACCTACCTGATAATGCCGACACCATCCTAGATCCTTTCATGGGCAGCGGCACCACTCTCGTCGCCTGCGCCAAGCTGGGCCGTCGCGGCATTGGGATTGAACTGGACTCGGACTATTTCGACATAGCGTGCAAACGGGTGGAGGAAGCGTACCGCCAGCCGGATCTCTTTGTCGAGCAGCAAAATCCCGCAACGCAAGAGGCGATGGACCTATGACCCTGCTCGGCATCATCCCGCGCGGCGTATGGCTGACGCTAGGGGCCGGTGTGGTGGCCGTGGCGCTGGTGTGGCTGGGCATGGCATGGGAAGCCAAGGACGCAGCGCAGGAAGCCGCTCAGGACACGGCTGACACGATTGAAAGGATACAGGATGCGTTGGATGCTTATGCCGGTTGCAATTGGGCTGACAGGCTGCACGGCGCCTGTGACTGAAACCGGCCTATGCCGTGGTCTGGATGGGCCGGTCGCGGATCTGCGCGGCGCGCTGGTGGCCAATGTAACGGATACGCCTGAGACTGTGGGCGAGGCAGGAACGCGGGTTGTCCTCGGGTTCGAGGCAGGCTGTAGATGATGTGGCTCCTGACCGTCAAGCTGTGCCTTACCATTGTTGGCGATGCGCAGTGCGCGGCGTACCAGCGCCATTTCACCGACCAGGGCGATTGCTACAAAACCGGAAAGGCCATGGTCGAATGGCTGAACGAAAATGCAGACGTGCCGCGCGGAACATCGCAGGCGGCTTTCAAATGCCTGCGAGGGCGCGACGCATGAGGACGGCGATATGATGAATCTTGGATTTGGTATGCGCCTTGGCGGGCGGCGGGGCGGGGGCTTGCTGTCGTCGCTGTCCTACGGCCGGTTGGAGTCGATCAATCTTGGATTTGGTCTGCGGCGGGGCGGGGGCTTGCTGTCCTACGGCTGGTCGGAGTCGATCAATCTCGGCGTGGATGGGGATTACTTCGTCGCGCCTGACGGTGACGATGGCGACGCGGGCACATTCGCCGCGCCGTTCGCAACGATCCAGTACGCGGTCAATGCGGCCAAGGCGGCAGGCGGGCAGCGGACCATTCGCGTGAGGGCTGGAACGTACCGCGAAGATGTCTCGATCACGGCATGGGACGGCACATCAGGGGACAAGAACGTGCTGGCAGGCTACGGGACGGAGCGCCCGATCATCACCGGGGGCGCGGCGCTGACTGGCTGGGCACAATGCACGGCGGCGGATGCGGCGGTGCTGGGGTCCACGCTGGGTGTGGCGGACTCGCCGATCTGGAAGGTGACGATTGCCAAGACCGTGATTGGGTCGCCTTCGGATGGAAGCCTATACACGGCGCATATCATCGAGGACGATGCGATCCTGCCTATTGCGTATGACCGGGCGGCGGACGGTCCCAACCCGCTAATCTACAACGATGCCGGAAATTATCACTCGGCCACCGCGTTCGGGCTGGACGGATCGGGTGACATCGAGACGATCACCGATGCGGATGTGATCGGTGAATACACCCCGGCCCAGCTTGAACGGATGTGGGCCTCCTATTTCAGGTTTCCAAACTTCACCAGCATCACGCCTGTCGTCAGTGCTACATCCGACACGGTGACAATTGCACCTGCGTCGGCGCCGGACGGCAGCGGCAATCTCTATGGTCTGCTGAATGCGCTGCCGAATATGACGCAGGGACGCTGGGGGCTGGCAGACAACGGCGACGGCACCGTGACCTATTTTGTCTGGCCGAACGACGAGACGCATCTTGCAAACGGCATGGAGGTCATGGCCCGCAGCAATGGCGTGGGCATTTATGGTTCCGATCACGTATCGTTCGAGGGATTTGAACTGCGACACTTTACCGGCACGCCGTTAACAATTGGTCGGCTGGGAAATGACGAAGGCCGCCTTTCCGGTGCGAGCGTGCGGCATGTTCTGGCAAGATCGTGTTTCGGCAACGGCATCAAGGGTGAAATCCTTTCCAATCTGACTCTGGAAAACGTCAGCGTGGCGGACGTTTTGGGCTCCTATGGCATCAGTCTGACGGATTACAGCGACGAGAGGGCATCGGACGGCTTGAGATTGCTGCACTGCGACGTCCTTCGCGCCGAACAATCGCCCTTGCAGCTTTATTCGCAGCACGATGCGCTGATTGCGTACAGCCGGTTCCGCGATTCCGGGCAGGGCGCACACGCCAACCTGTTCAATAACTACGTCGGGTCGGACGCAGTGCTGTATTGGGGCATCAAGGTCGAGAATTGCGGCGGTTATGCAACGTGGCAGCAATCGACGAATACCATCATCGGCATGTCGTCCTTCCCGCGCGGCACCGGCGGCGATGCGATCCGCGACCAGAACGGCGGCGGCGGGGGCGCTGAACCTGTGCACCCAAGCCACAACTGGGTGGTCAACAACACGCTGGAAGGCCGCAACATCGACGTGGGGTCTTCTACACCGCAGGGTCAACACACGCATCATGTGATGAACAATCTGGCGGGCAGGCTGAACGGCCAGACCGGGGCCGGGTACACCACGTTTTTCGACGTCTCGGGCAACCTGCTGACCAACGGTGCCGCCAACAGCGCCAACATGAACAGCGTATTCGACACGGAGGTTTTGCCGACTGACGTGTTCACCGATCCGGACAACGGGGATTATTCGCTAAAAGACGGGTCGGTGATCATCGGCCTTGGCGCGCGCAATCTGGAAGCCAAGCTGGCCGAATGGGAGGCGCTCTACGGCTTCGATCTGCACCGCGACGTCGATGGTGTACCGTTTACAACGCTGGCATTCGTCGGCGCACGGTCATCGGTCTATGTGGCCGACACGACCTCGCCTGTCCTGACACTGCCGACGGCTGCGGAAGCGTCTGCGGCTGCCCTCGATATCAGCGTCACGACCGACGACGCAGAGGGGGCGATCTGGTGGGTTGCCAGCACATCGGAAACAGCCCCGACGACCGCGCAGATTGCTGCCGGAAACGACCACACGGGTTCAGCGGCGAACGGCGCGGGCCAGATAGCAGCCACGGCAGCAGGCACACCATTGACGTCTCAGGCGACCGGGCTGGATACCGGGACGACCTACCACATCTACTTCACCCATGAGGACCGAGCCGGAAACCTGGCGACTGTCGTCACGGCATCGGCGGCAACTACGGCGCTGCCCGATGGGGTCTATCTCCTGCAGGACTTCGATGAATCTGTACATACCTACAAAGATTTTCGGACTGTGACCTTCGGCCCCGCAGAAGCTGGCGATTTGCGAATTGCACTGGGGGCACAAGCCAGCGATGCCGACATGCCGCTCCCCGCCGGGTGGACGGCGGGACCGATCAACACGTGGAACGGGACAAGCTGGGACACAGAAGTGTCCAACGGCAGCTACAAAGCCCACTTCTTTTACAAAGAAGTGACGGAAACCGAAGCGTCAGACACCTTCACGTTCACCTTTTCCGCCCGCACCACTACAACGGCAGCGGGCACCACGTTGCGGGGTGACAGCGCCCTGACGCTAGGCGCAAACTACACGCCGACATTGAGTGACACGTTCGAGGAGCCACTGAACGGCGCACTGGTGGTGGTGGGTCACAGGTTCGGGTCGTCTAGCCCGCTGGCATCGCCGGACTATGCGCTTGATCCATCCGCGCCAGTCAGCGAGGGCATATTCGACATTGAAGGGCCTGTCGCCTCAAGCAAGCACCAATTTTCAGTCATAATCACCCCCCACACGGGCGGGACGATTGTCAGGCCAACAAATGTCACGTCCCCCAACGGAACAATAGGCTTTACAATAACTGTGGTGCCTCAGGCGTGACACGTCGGGCGAGTGGCGCTGGCAATCAGCAGCAGCGCGCAGGCGGTGAAAATCAGCGGGGCGTGGGTCATGTGCGCTTTGCGGACCGGCTCCATGCTGTTCTGCCAGCGCCTCGGCCCGTTTGTGTAGGTCAGTCATCAGTACCAACCCCTTTTGCAGACGTTCGCTCACTGGCCAGCGTATAAAGCGCGGCGTTGATCTGCGGCATGGCTTTCTTTTCGTCGGCCCACTCATGTGTGATGCCGACTCCACCCGGCAGGATGATGCGCACCATTGCGCCGCCTGCCGGTAGTGTCTCAGTTTGAATTTTCATCGAGCTTGTAAACCTAGCGTTATCAGCCCGACCGCTAAACTGGTCTTGAAGTAACTGGGGCTAAGCATATCTATACAGCAAGGAAACCACTTGACGGGAGGCGAATTATCGCGCAGCCAACGGAAAATTTACCGCGAATCGTCTTGCTGTGCTAGTGTAGCAGTGTGTAGATAGGCAACGAGAGGTTGACATTCGAGTCAGTTTGACTCTCGCGTGGCAAACAAAGGTGGGACATATGCCGAAAGGACCAAGCGGACAAAAGCGGCCCGCCGACACCATCGGCATGTCGGTTATGGTCGCGAGGATAGCGACGGGTGAAGAGGATGAAACCTCCTACACGTCAAAGAATCGCCGCAAAAGCGGTGTAGCTGGTGCAAAAGCACGGAATGAAAAGCTGGACGCAGAGCGACGTTCAGGAATTGCAACTCAAGCCGCCATCGCTCGGTGGCAAAAAGGAGAGAAGGAAATGACCGAAGTTTGTTCGGCTAGCCTCCACGACCTTCTGTCTAGGGGTGGGCGCGAGCTGCATAACATCAAGTTCTTGGCGGGCACCGACGCAACCGACGTTGGTATTTGCAAGGAAGCCGAAAGAGTGATCGGGGCTGCTATCGATAAGGGCATGCCTCACAACCCTCCGCATAGCGGCAAAGAAAAGACAAAACTCTAAATCTTGTAGAGTCAACAATATCTGTGATAGGCCCGGTTTTTGCCGGGCCTATTTTGTTGGAGGGGCGAGTGTTCAAGAACCTGCAAGCTAAATTTGATGGAAAGACCGAACTCCCGGTCGAAATTCAGGAAATCTGCGACGCGTTGGTCGAGATGGGATACCAGGATGACATTCGTGTTGTTGGTGAAGATATGGACACCGAACAACTGCTTGGGACCTATGTTCAGCTTACCGAGCCGAGCGGCGGGATGTACTCGGAGCCGCGTTTGGTCTCACTAATTGTGTATCCAACCAATGTCGATTTTGTGTCCCGGCGGATCGTGTGCGCAAAAGAGCTTGTACACGTCTGTGATGCCAATGTGGCAAAGACTAAAGACTCCAATGACATTATGGACTTGGCCATGGTTTTGGCGGGGCGCGCCTCAATTGGCGATGAGCCGCGCATGACTATGAAAGTAGCTGCCGACATCTTGGCCCAGCAGAAAGGTCTTATGCTGCTGTTTCCAAAGGCTGCGCGAGTAATAGCAAGGCAAAGAGTTGCTGACGGAGAAGTCACGTTAGAAGTTTTGTCCGAACAGCTTCAACTGCCAACTAGCACCGTGGAAGACATGCTTGAGGACGATTGGGACAAGCTTGCAGATGCGATTGCACAAATTTAAAGTGAACTTTTTGCTTGTTAAATAGTGATACCGCAACTATAACAATGGCATGAACAAGCTTGACACAAAAACCCGCGCGATGATCCTGAGCATGTTGGTTGAAGGCAGTTCCATGCGCTCAATCAGCCGCGTTGTGGGTGTATCTATCAACACAGTTACAAAGCTGCTTGTTGAGGCTGGTGAGGCCTGCGCCGCGTACCACGATGAGACGGTGCGCAATGTAGGCTCCACCCGCGTCGAGTGTGACGAAATCTGGTCCTTCTGCTATGCCAAAGACAAGAACGTAAAAACCGCCAAGGCAGCACCTGATGGTGCTGGGGACGTCTGGACTTGGACCGCGATTGACGCAGATAGCAAAATGATCCTGTCATTTGAGGTTGGCGACCGTTCAGCAGAAACCGCGCACGAGTTCATGTTCGATCTGCGTCGACGTCTGAGCAACCGGGTTCAACTGACGACGGACGGACACAAGGCGTATCTCAGCGCTGTTGAAAGTGCCTTTGGCGCAGACATTGACTATGCCATGCTGGTCAAGATGTATGGCGAACTTGGCGGCAAGTCAGCAGAGCGCAAGTATTCCCCGGCAGGCTTCACTGGATCGCGCAAAGAGGCGATCATGGGTGAACCTGTAAAAGAACTGGTCAGCACGTCCTACGTTGAGCGTCAGAACCTGACAATGCGTATGGGTATGCGCCGCTTCACCCGCCTGACCAACGGTTTCAGCAAGAAGCTGGAAAACCACCTTCACATGCTGTCGCTGTATTTCGTGCATTACAACTTTGTGCGCATCCACAAGACGTTGAAAGTGACACCCGCAATGGCCGCTGGTGTATCTGACACCTTGCACGACACAGCTTGGATTGTGGGCTTGATCGACGCGCGCGCCCCTGCGCCCAAAAAGCGTGGATCTTATAAAAAGAAAGATATTTCAAACTGAGACACTACCCGCCTGCCATTTCCACTTGCACAGCGGCGGCGTACCCCCATCGTATGCCGTCCAGGATTGCACCGTTGAACAGGTCCTCGGAGCCACCCTCTGCAATTTCGTCGGCGATCTCGTGCAGCATGTCGGTGGCTTCATCGACAGTCAGGCCCTTGATGCCTTTGAGCACGGCTTCAATGTGCTCTTTCAGTTTCGTGCGTTCGGTCATTGTCGTCTCCTTTGTGCCCCCACGGCCTACCACGACCAAGCGGATTGACCGTGAGGGATGATCCCAGAACGGGCAGCATGGGTTAAAAATCAAGCCGGGCCTTCACGGCATCAGGAACGTCCGGCACTTGTCGGGCGGCAGTTGGCGCGTGGCCGGTAGATTTCGGCCCAGGCGCGCTTCGATGATCTGGCGGGCGGTCATAGTGCCCACCACGATACCACGATCCAGAACGCGAGGCTCAAAAGCGCGCCGGGGATTATCCACCAACCGGGCAGGAATGTCCGGCGTTTGCGGGGCGGATGTTTCCACGAGCCGGAACACGCGCGCAGATCGTCGGCCATCGCGCGGGCCTCTGCTGTGCGGTCCACTATCGACGGGTCAATGATGGGGCGAACGTGGGGCAGGTTGTCCTGAAACCACTGATCGCGCGCGTTGTCGGTCGGCAGGTGCTGGTCAATCAAACGGCGGTCACGCTGGCGCATGTCAGGGCGGGTCATTTTGCGGCCTCCTTCTGCGCCTTCACCAACCCACACAAAAGCGTATATCCGGCAATCAGGTGTTCGCGGTCAATGTCGTCTTTCATGTCGTCGGCGGCGTGGGGGAAAAGCGCCATGATGTGGCGGTGCGCCTCTTGCAGCGCGTCGATTGCGGGGATGTGGCGTATGGTCATGTTAGCAGGCTCCTTATTTCGGCTTGGTGTTTGCGGATTGCGGCGCAGTATGCTGGTCCATCTCCGTCGCCTTCATATCCATGCCCCCAATGATCGAGCGCCTGCTTGGCGGTAAATGTCCGACAGCCTGCGTGATAAAAGCCGCCTGCATATACCATCTGATAACCGCGAAAATCGTTGTGTAGTGACTTGTATGCGTTGCAGTTGGACACCGCTGCGGCAGTGCAGTCATCGGGGAAGCTGATGCTGGTCAGCGCGTTGCAGTTGGACACCGCTGCGGCAGTGCAGTCATCGGGGAAGCTGATGCTGGTCAGCGCGTTGCAGTTGGACACCAATGCGGTAGTGCAGTCATCGGGGAAGCTGATGCTGGTCAGCGCGTTGCAGGCGATCACCACTGCGTCAGTGCAGCCATCGGGGAAGACGTAGTGCCCAACTGTGTCTTTAGGTACGATATGTATGGTCATGTTAGCAGGCTCCTTATTTTGGCTTGGTGTTTGCGGATTGCGGCGCAGTATGCGGGGCCATTTCCGGCGCCTTCATATCCATGCCCCCAATGATCGAGCGCCTGCTCTGCGGTAAATTTCCGACAGCCTGCGTGATAAAAGCCGCCTGCATATACCATCTGATAACCGCGAAAATCGTTGTGTAGTGACTTGTATGCGTTGCAACGGTAAACCTCTGCGTTAGCGCAGCCATCCGGGAAGCTGATGCTGGTCAGCGCGTTGCAGTTGGACACCTCTGCGTCAGTGCATCCATCGGGGAAGCTGATGCTGGTCAGCGCATCGCAGTTGGACACCAATGCGTCAGTGCATCCATCGGGGAATCTTATGCTGGTCAGCGCGTTGCACCCGTACAGCCTTACGGTAGTGCATCCCTCGGGGAAGCTGATGCTGGTCAGCGCATCGCAGTAGGTCAGCCCTACGGTAGCGCAGCCATCCGGGAAGCTGATGCTGGTCAGCGCATCGCAGTAGGACACCAATGCGGTAGTGCATCCCTCGGGGAAGCTGATGCTGGTCAGCGCATCGCAGTAGGTCAGCCATACGGTAGTGCAGCCATCGGGTAAGCTGATGCTAGTCAGCGCATCGCAGCAGTTTACCGTTGCCTTAGTGCATCCCTCGGGTACGACGTAGTGCCCCACTGTGTCTTTAGGTACGATATGTATGGTCATTTCAGCAGGCTCCTATGCAGGGTGTCAGGGCGCGAATTGCGGCGCTGGCAATCAGCAGCAGCGCGCAGGCGGTGAAAATCAGCGGGGCGTGGGTCATGTGCGCGGCTCCCCAAACAACACCAGAGGGGCATTGCCCTTAACGTATAGCGGATGCCTTGGCGCGCCGGACTTGGTGGTGCCAAGACACGACAGACTTGCATGGCAACCGATTCCTCTGACGACAGACTCCGCGCGATCTGATGCCATCCAATGCGATCCCCAAGCACAGACCAGAGGCAGCCCAGAGTGGGATGCAAGCTCTGCCGCGTCGGCAAGATATCGGGCGTTTTCTGGCCCTTCGGGATCGACGGCATTGGCCATGTCCTCTGGCTTTGTCGCCCGGAATGCGAACAGGTTGACCACGTGAATACCGCTGACGCCCTCCCGCCGCGCAAAACCCATGCAGCGACGGATTGTAGGATCATCGACGTTGGCGTCAGCGGTTGACGGGTTGAGCATGATGAAGGTCAAGTGAGCGCCGTTAGCCCATGAACGGGACAAACGATAACGATAAAGTCCGCAGGGGGAAATTATGGCGGCTGGCGTGGTCTGGGTCATGTGCGTGGCTCCCCGGCAAGGGCGATAATCCGCCGTTCACACTCCGCAGAATGAACGTCGAACATTCCTGCCCCGTGATCTTTACTGTACTCTAGGCAGACCCGTGCCGCCTCCATCAGCGCCGCGTTCCTGATCGCGCTGGCATCGGGGGCTGGCATCGCGGCAATGGCAGCGTCGGCGGCGCGGCGAGCCTCGACCTGCGCATGTGAATTTCCATTCTCGGTCCAGGTTAGTGCCTTGAACGGAAATTCGCTACGTTCCGCCGCCCAAACCATAGCGGCATAAATTTCCTTCGCCACGCGTTCACTCGGTCCCATCGGGGCCTCGGCTTTCTCGTGCGGGTCAGTCATCGTCATTGTACTCCTTCAAAGATTGCAGCGCAGTCATCATTTCCACTACGTCACCGGTCGCGCAGGCTTTGACGGCGGCTTCGATTTCGACCTGCATGATGTTGATGCTCAGTTGCATCCCCGGTCCCATGTTGTGGTCGCGCTGGTATCCGATCCAGCGTTCCTTCTTGGCGGTGACGCGGGCAATTTCGCGGGGCAGGGCGTAGGCAAGGGTGTCGGTCATGGCAGGTTCACTCCTTCCTGGCGCGTGTGTTCCACGCCTCGCTGCATTGTTCCTCAGTCCGAGCGCGCAACTCCATCCGGTTCGTGACGTAATCATCAGGCAAGATGCCTTTGCAGAAATGGATCAGACGGTAGCAGATGGGGTCTGAATACCCCATCCCGCGCCAAATTTGGCCTTGCGGCTGGATGTGAGTTTCGCCGCCTGCGCAAAACGGGCAAGGCATCAGATCACGCTGTTCCATCGGTGCCTCCTTCATTCTGCGGGTCCGTATATTTTCAGACAGCTCGGGCTATACGCACCGGCCTGGCTGTAAATGCTGACCTCGACGGCGGCCCGCGTTGATCCCCATGCGTGGATCTTTTCATTTGTGCCGCTCAAAATTGCCTCGGCATAAAATGCGTATTCGGCGCGGCGCGTCTGGGCGGCTACTATGGCGTCGTGCATCTTGGTTTTGCTTGTCATCGTCGTTCCTCCTGTGGTGTGGTGCGGTCTTTTTATGATCTGGCGCGCAATATATCTGCCACGATAGGCGCGGTATCCTTGCCCAAAATAGCCGCGTTAATCACCTTCTCACCCTGAGCCTTGCGCCAGTTGCGCTCCTTCATTCGGCAGGCTGTGCAGCAATACACTTGCCCGGCCCATGCGGGGGCAAACTGCGCCCCGCACTTGTGGTTTTGACATATCAGATCGGGCATGAATCATCCTCCGGCTCTGGCGTGTCTGCGTCGGCTACGGCGGCCTGCAATTCCGCCATGATCGGCTTTACCGCGTCACGGCACAGCTTTCCCTCCTCGCTGTTCCACCAGGCGGTAAATGCATCCTTGCCTTTACCGGCTGCGGTGCGGGCTAGATCCTGCGCGTTGTCGGGGGCGGTTGGTGCTGGTGTGGTGTCAGGCGTGGCTTGCAGGACGCCAACCTTGAACGGCGCGCGGCTTTGCTTGGTCATTGTCAGCATGAGGGACATGGGCGCGTCTATATGGCTCATGTGACTGATACGGATGCCGCCTACTTCCATGCCGCCCCATTTCACCTTGGGGTCGCGGTATAGCGTCATTGATCGGCCATCGTATTTGCTGGCGTCAGGACCCCATGCCTGCACCATGACGCGGGCCATTGACTTGCAGGGCCGGAACACCTTGTTCGATCCAGCAAGCGCCATGCTGATCTTTTGATCTGCGGACGGGTCAACTTTGACGCCCTCGATTGTGAATGTGCGCGGGCCGCTGACAAAATCGTCGGCGTTCCATTGGTCTGACTTGGGCTGTATCAGGTCTGTGAGGTCCATTACTCATCT